CTAGTGGTCGCTTTGCGTGACCGTGGATATGAGATTAAATTCAACGAAAGCCACGCTAATAAGCAAAGCAAAATCCGCAATTATTCTACATATCGGGCTTGACATTAAATGGTTTCGGGTATATAATAGAGTCTTATTCAGTCAACAACAGGAGTTTTATATGGGCTACAAAGTTATCGCAGACAAACATCAAATGGATGAAATGCGTACCAAGTATGGTCCGCGCAAAGGTCTAGAAGGTCCTTTCAATTTCTCCGGACGTGTATTGTATTACGATACTAAGGAAGGCATGTACTATGACCCGACTACCGACTTCTATGTTGAGCAGGATGAGATGGATATGATCCATCAGCGTATTGTTAACATTTTAAAGGCATAATATGTTTTGGACTATTGTTTTAATCGGCGTGGGATTGAGTTCTACTAGTGTCACTTACGTGGGTCAGTTTGAACAACAGGAAACTTGTGCTAAAGCCGCACAGGAATTCAAGGCGCTAAACAAGCAGGCCGTTTGCGTACAGGTCAAAAAATAATTTGACATTAAATGGTTTTGGGTATATAATATAGTCTTGTTCAGTTAATTAAAGGAATCAAAAATGATTACTAGTATCGTAGAGTTTATTCAACAATGTGAAGTGTCAACAAATGATGAAATTTATAAATTGTTTGAATTCAATTGCACTGATCAGGTCCGTGACGATGTTTATATGTGGGCCGATCCTAAAAGCCCGGAACCATTTCGTAGTGCTATGTACAATCTAGGGTTTACTGACTATTGACAGTAAATGGGTTATAGTGTAAAATAACGGATTATCAGTTAAATAAAGGTTTTATCTATGTCAACAATTCGCATTCTTTCTGGCTCCTATCGTAATCAACCTGTGGTTGATGAAGTGTTTACGCTAGTCAAAGGATTTCAGACAGGTAAAAAAGGTAACTATGTTACCGTTAAAAACGAGGGCCAGTTCGCTATTGCTATTGCTGAAGTCAAAGTAAAAGTGGATACAATTGAAGATATTGAATTTATGAACGGAGAACAAATGGTAAGTAATACAGTGGAGTTTAAAACAAAAGCAGAAGTGTCCAAAGAAACTGAAATTGAAGCAATGGACCGTATTGCACTACGTTTCGGCATTCTTGATGAAATGGCAAGTGCTTGTATCAGCGGTGACATTCGTGCTATGATTGTGTCAGGTCCTCCTGGTGTAGGTAAGAGTCACGGTGTTGAAAAACAAATGGAAAAAGCAAGTATGTTTGACAGGCTTGCTGATAAGAAAATTCGTTTCAATGTTGTTAAAGGTGCAATGACTGCGCTAGGCTTGTATGCTCAACTGTACAAATATTCTGACAAAAAGAATGTGCTAATTTTTGATGACTGTGATAGCGTGTTCGCCGATGAACTAGCACTTAACATTCTGAAAGCAGCATTGGATTCAGGCAAGACCCGCAAGATTTGCTGGAACTCTGACAGCCGTTTGCTACGTGATGAAGGCATCCCGAATCAATTCAACTTTAATGGTAGTGCTATCTTTATCACTAACTTGAAATTTGAAAACGTAAAAAGCAAGAAATTGCAGGATCACTTGGAAGCACTACAAAGTCGTTGTCACTTTCTGGACCTCACTATCAATAGTGAGCGTGACAAAATGTTGCGTATCAAGCAGGTCCATCGTGATGCTGACGGCGGTGTGTTCAAGGATTATGATTTTGAAGAAACTCAATCTACAGAAATTCTAGATTTCATGTGGGAAAATCACGGCAAGTTGCGTGAATTGAGTTTGCGTATGTGCTTGAAGATTGCCGATCTAGTTAAGATCAGCCCAGCAAATTGGAAAAATCTTGCACGTACAACTTGCATGAAGAATGCTTAATTGAATCTTTCTTTCTTTGTAGAAAGTTTATAGGGGAACTTTATGTTCCCCTTTTTTTGCCTTTATGTTTGCTTTACCTATTTGTTTCTGTTATACTAAGTACTAATTATGAAACAATGTAAAATAATAGTCAGGGATGAAGTCAATGTAAAAATTGAAGGTCTAGAATTGACTGAAAGGAAATCCCTTGTAAAAATGTTTGAGTACGAAGTGCCCGGAGCAAGGTATCTTCCCGCGGTTCGGCTCGGTAGATGGAATGGTAAGGTAAGTTTCTTTAGTCTCGGTGGTAGTAGCTATGTTAATCTACTACCCGAAATACTTCCTTACATAGATGAAAAAGGTTATGACATTGAATTAGAGGACCTTCGTACATACAGTACAACATTCAATTTTGCTGAAGTGTCCGAGGATACGTTTAAACATAAAAACTGGCCCGTAGGTCATCCAATTGCAGGACAACCTGTTGTATTGCGTGACTATCAAATATCAATCATTAATGAGTTTTTAAAGAACCCACAATCATTACAAGAGATTGCTACAGGCGCAGGTAAAACATTAATCACAGCAGCATTAAGTTGGTCCATTGAAAGTTACGGACGTAGTATTGTTATCGTCCCGAACAAAAGTCTTGTAACACAAACAGAAGCAGATTACATTAATCTAGGTTTAGATGTTGGTGTATACTTTGGTGATAGAAAAGAATACAACAAGACACATACAATCTGTACTTGGCAAAGCCTTAACAATATGCTTAAGAAAACAAAAGCAGGTGAAGCAGAAGTTGAGATTGGTGACTTCTTAGAAGGTGTAGTTTGTGTCATGGTAGACGAGGTTCACATGGCCAAGGCCGACGCACTAAAAGAATTATTGACTGGTGTAATGAGCAACATACCAATTCGCTGGGGATTAACTGGTACTATCCCTAAAGAAAAATTCGCAAGTCAAGCAATCTTTATCAGTCTTGGAAATGTTATTAATAAACTATCTGCTAGCGAATTACAAGATAGAGGTGTATTGGCACAATGTCATGTAAACATTGTACAACTACAAGATGGGGTTGAGTTTAGTAATTACCAATCTGAACTAAAACATTTGCTTGAAGATGGTAAACGATTAGATAAGATTACTCAATTAGTAGATGTAATTAAGAACAGTGGTAATACACTGATCCTTGTTGATAGAGTAGCGGCCGGCAAAGAACTACATAATAGGTTAGCCGAACTACTACGTAATTTCAAAACAGAATATGATGTTGTATTCGTATCAGGTAATACTGGTATGGATGAACGTAAAGAACAATATGATGAGGTTGCAACAGCAACTAACAAAATCATTATCGCTACATATGGTGTAGCAGCAGTTGGTATTAACATTCCCCGAATCTTTAATCTTGTTCTTATAGAACCGGGTAAGAGTTTTGTTCGGGTAATTCAAAGTATCGGGCGTGGTATTCGTAAAGCTGAAGATAAGAACTTTGTTCAGATTTGGGATATCACAAGTAATTGTAAGTTTGCCAAACGGCATCTTACACAAAGAAAAACATTCTACCGTGAAGCAAACTACCCGTTTGACGTAGAAAAACTAACATATAAATGATATAATAACACTATGAGAATTTTGACTTTGGATAACGAATACTATAACTTAGAGACATTGCCAGAGGAGATAGATGATTTACGATTTGCGATACTAGATAACAGTAACCCAAGTAATGTAGATTATCATTATATACCATTAATCTTTTTAGAAAGTTTTAATGCCCCTGCACTTGTACTAAAGATTGGTAAACACACAATTAAGATGCCGGTAGACTGGCAAATATTGATTGGTGAAAAAGAACATGGTGATTTAGAAACATTGCCACTAACAAGTATCAATGATAGAGGTTTTAATGCGTTTGAGTTTAATCCATTAACTAGTTTTAGTCCTACGTTTCTACCTATTGAGATTGTAGATATCTATCACGATGTAACATGGTATGCTCCACGATTAAAGAACGGTCAGTTTTTATGTGTGCCGTTGAATGATGGACCTAAACCCGAATGTGTATATTTTGTAAAAGAAATTAGTCGTAATTGTGAGATAATAGATTATAGTCAGGCATTCTAATGGCAACAAGAAAAGCAGCAGTACCCGTTGATGAAAAATTTGACAAACAAGATTTAGACTTGTTTGAGGTCCTTGCCGCATTAGATAAGAAGGATTATGATTTCTTTGACAGACTAAGTCCTGAACAACAAAAGAAGTTTGTCCCGTTCACAATGATACAATGGCTTAGTGCTATTAAAGGTAGTGAAGGACTGAGCAGATACTATGTAATGAGTACAGCAGAGTATGCGAACAAGTATCTATTCAATGAGAACATTCAGAAGCATCCTAAACTACAATGGTTAATGATGTGTGCTAGTAGCCCGGGTTCAGGTAAACAATTTCATCAATGGATACCCAACATCAGTCCCAAAGTAAGTAAGTTACAAACAGCAGCTAAACTAAAAGATATCAAAGAGTATTACAAGAAGATATATCCTAGAGCGGATAGTGATGATATTGACGCAGTAAGTGAAGCGTTTGTAGTTAACCAAAAACGCAAACTTAAATTAGCAGAATTGTTTCCTAATATGAAACTAACAGACATTGAGACATTAAATGAAACTATTACTGAAGAACAACTTAAGCAATATGAAAGAGACCTCGGCAATTAA